ATGGGGGGCATCCCCCTCGCCAGCCGTATCTCTAACGGTGGAGGATTAATGATAGGTGACATCAGAGTATATAATTCTAAGGGGAAGCTGACGAAAACAGTGGATGGACAGAAGCATTATGATAATACCTTTAAAGAGATGATCAAGATGTTTGACGCTGACCACAATGTGATGGGCAAGACACAGACGAAGACATTAAAGTGCCCAGTGTGTGGGGTCACAGTAATAGACAAGAGGATGGGCGCAAAGTCGTGTGGTTCCGCACCATGCAAGACAAGAATGGCACGTAACAAAGCAAGGGAGAAGAGAGGTTATGCCCAGATAGATATTAATTGTTCAGAGTGTGGTGTGTTTGTTGAGGATGCAAAAACAAATCAAGCAACGTGTTCAGATCTTGAATGCAAAAGAAAAAGACGAAACAGAATGAATGCAGAGTCATATAAGAAAAATTACTGGGAGAGGAAAAAGCGTGAACAAGAAATGGATAAGACAAACAAGCGTACCAGAGTTCTTAGGGATGGGCAGGACGCTATTCAATAGCAGCATCAAGCCACTGCTTAAAGAAATCAAGCTGTCTGATCGTGCCATCTTCTATGATGTTGATGATATCCTTAATGTATGTGATATGATTAGGGACGGTGCGAGTCAGACTTGTGAGAAAGGAGAGACAAAATGTCAGGACTCAAGCTTAGAAAAAGAAAAGACTCGTCAGTGCTTCACATCGAAGGGGTCTACAACGGACGCAGAGTTAGACAATCTACTGGCACGGCAGACAAAGCACTTGCGGAGGTAATGCTGGCAGACATGGTGAGCAAATGTAGAGAAGAACAATTACGTGGTGGGTACAAGGATGTCACCTTCGGTGAGGTGGCAGTCAAGCATCTGCCTA